TCAAAAATTGACTTGTCAACTTCTGATAAACTTCTTTTAGTTGGTTTTGGATTATCTGTCTCCCAAGGAAACTCAATTAAATCTTTAGGTTTAATTGATTTGCCTTTTGCCGTATGAACATTTAATAAAAGTGTTGTTTGCCACCTGGCTCTTTCCCACTCAAATTGCTGTTCTATTTCAAATTGGTTATTATAACCTTGCATAGCTATAATAACCTCTCTCAATGTCATTTCATAGTATTGCGGAGGGGAAAATTTTAATACTCCAAAGCAAAAACGCTCTATATAATCAAGCGTTAATTCTGCTCCTCCGCTATCTCGTTTTTTCTTTCCGGATCTTCTGGTACTGAAATCTCATTTGTTATCAGCTCCGTTATCCTATTTATTCCTCCCTTGTCCAAGTCAACTAAATCGCAAAACTTTTCTAAGGTATAGGGGCACTTCTCTCCCTTTGCCTTGTAACCTGCCTGTACACCTGCAAAGGCAAGTTCAAGGGCAAATAGGAGGTCTTCGCCAAGTTGGGAGAGGTCACTTAGCTTAAGATTCCTCTCCCTTAAAAATGTACCTAAAACGAACATACCAAACTTAACTGGTATGTCCGCATTAGCTATTTTAATTGTTTTCATTTTAGGTAATTTTTAAAATTATTTTGTAGTCTTAACAATAGCACCGCTAACTTCAAATGAAGCTGAGTAGCTTGTATTTTCTTCTACGGCTGCGTTTAAATCTAATGATGTACAAATGGCTTGCATTGTAAACACATTGTCTCCGCTGACATCTGTAGTGAATTTAATAGTCAGTGCAGTACCACTAATTAAATCGGTAAAGAGATCATCAAACAAGTAATTGGTAGATGAATCACCAGGACCGGCATATAATGCCTCTGTTGAAAGTGTGCCGGATAACTGACCTTTCTTTACTTCTCTCCATCCTCCGCTTGCGCTATCCTTTGTTAAGATTTCACGCATTGCAGCCGAGATGTTCATTTGGCACGATGTGGCGTAACCGATTGCAGTTGAATCTTTATACAAGCGCATCAACGTACCATTAATAATTCCTGTAGTTGGCATTTTATTATTTTTTAACTTTTGACAAATCTATATTAACATCAATTTTTTCTAAATCATTCTCATCTTCAAAATATTGCATAGGCATTGGCACCGGAATATAAATAGGTTGAGGTGCCTCTTGCACTTTCTTCTCTGGCATCTGCTCCACGACAAAGTCATCATCAAGATGCTCAGCAATTCCATCTGCAACAAGTTGCTTGCCAAAGTCGGAAAGGAAAACACCTGTTGCGCCTACTGACTTTCCGTTCCAATCTTTTATTAATCTTAGTTTCATAATTATCGTTTCATTTTTGCCATAAAATCAACGCTCATCCAGTAAACATTTAAATCAGCATTGTATGCTTGTGAATCAGATGACATATATTTAACTGTCTGTACACTAATATCATTTACTGTACCTACAAATCTGTCTAATCTATTTCTAATGGAGTTTGATAAATTCTGTGTAGTGTCATAATTATTTGTATAAACATCTACTTGAAATTGTACTTCCTCTAAATTACTTTGTCCATCTTTGTAATCAACAGGAGTAGAATTTATAATTGTGTAAACACAAAAAGGGTAGGTAACATTTTGAGGAGCAATATCTGGAAAGATGCGTAATCCGCAAACACCAGTCACTGCCACATCAGTTGATAATCTCCCGTATATTACTTTTCCTATCATTCCCAAAATCTTTTAGGATACATCTTAACCAGTTCTTTTGCCTCTAATATCATTTGAGGATATACAACCGATGCAGACATAGTTTTAGCTTTAATAACTATTTTTTGCCTCCATGCTTTGGCAGAGCCGTAAATCATGTGAGCGTAAAAGCCATCATATTTTTGCTCACTATTTAAAATAGAACCTATTGGTTGTGGATTGTAATGAGGCCCGATTGCACCATTAGTCCATTTATATTTTTGTAATAATTCGCTTAATCCTTTAATAGACCTTTGTAGGTTACCAGGTTTAACTATGTATCTATATTTAGCACTACCACCAGACTTTCCTGCTCCTTTGGCAAATGTGCTAATTTTATGCTCTTTTTTTGATTGAGGAATAAGCGACTTATATACATTTATTGCAGCTGGCATTCCAGCATTAATTACATCCATCCTTTTATCAACAGTGATATTCATTAATATATCATTAAGTTCTAAAACTGTTTCTGCTAAACCATTGGCAAAAATGCCTCTTATTTTCTTTCCCGATCCGCTTGCTCTTTTTAATCTTGATATTTGAGCCTGTGTTATATATGTCATTGGTAATTTTCGTTAAATGAACAAAACATATACATATACAAACTATCTTCGCTTATCTGTATGTTTTCAATTTGATATTTCCTATTCATGTAGGTAATTCTCATTGATTCTGTCACAGTAGTAATATACCTACAAGTTACTCTTATCTGACTTTTTGCCGTTATTTTACCTCCATCCACATCTTCTCTATTTACACCTTTATAATCAACCATACCCCAAACAGTGTCAACCGTTGACCATGATTCAGTAGGGTATCCTGTAGCGGAAGCCGTTCTACTAACTTGCTCAATTAATATTCTTTCTCTCAATCGTCCTATTTCTTCTTTCTTATTGTATCTCATTAGAATAATTGTACGCGATATTGATCAAGTAAATACTCCGATGCCGTCGGTAATTTCTTTATATAATCTTCTCTATTATCGTAACCATCTGCTATCATCATTAATACAGCCTGTCTTATCTGCATTGGCACACCAGATGGCTCTGTGCTATATCCTGCCGTGTATGTGATTGTTACATCATTAATATTGCCATACAATGTCGGCCATGTAGAACCGTATGCTAAAGCTAATCTTCCAGGCTTTAAAAAAGTATCTACAACATAATTAGCGGCATTGTAAGTTTGTACGCTATTAACTCCATCGTTATATTGAAATAAGCTAACTGCAATTACTGGAGATACAGATAAGTAAATAGTAGGGTTATTAAGCCTATCTAACTTCTCTGTTATTGTTTGTGTAATTAACGCTTGATTAAGATAACGCTCTGCAACTTCACGAGCTGACTGCAATAAAGTAGTAATCAAAGTATCATCGGCAGAAGTATCTACTTTAAGATAATTCTTAACTTCATTTAATGTCCAAACTTCTTTAGCAGGTGCCGTTGTTACTTTCCAAGCCATTTGATTACATTTTAAAATGGAGGACTATATTTCAAGTCCTCCAGATTAGATCCCCAATGAAATTACAGATTCTTTAGGTGCTTAATTGCAGCCGTATTAAGCAATTTGCCATCATAACGAGCATACATCAAGAAACCTATTTCCATCTCATCCATGAAACGCTCACGCAATGGCACAAGGACATTGTTGGCAACGGCTCGGATTATATACTTACTCCAATCTCCAAAGAAGATAATCTTCGCATCAGCAGCCTGTGCAGATGGTAAATCATTATTCACAAAGAAATTGTAACCTAACAATCTGTCTGGTGTACCTTCTCTAAGTGATGGTTGGAATAATGGATTTTTATCACTATCGTAATTTAACTTTCTAACCGCACTTAAAATCTGGTCATGCATCATGAACGCAGTTGATGGGCTATTTCTGTAAGCAATGTCAACAGAGTGAACAAGGTCAACAAGGTTAGCAGCAGTAAACGCTCCCGTAGTTGCAGATTCTACACCGGATGGTGCAACATCTCTAAATCCTGTTGGTTTTCCAGAACCATCACCAGTAGTAAATGCAGTGTTCAACGCTCTACCTAAACGCTCACCTAACATGATTGGTAATTCACTATTCAATAGACCAAACTCGTCATTTGCCCATTCAACAGATACTTTTACCAATGTGTTACAAACGTGAGCTGCAAAAGTCTCTCTTGTAAAGGTCATGTCTTGAACAGTTACTGCTGCTGCCTCTGTATGCCAGTTAGCAGCCGTGCCTGTATCATTAACTTTTGGCCAGTACAAAGTGCCTGCTTGTGGAGTAGTTATAATACGGCTAACTTGTAACATTGGGCCATAGTAAGCCATTGTTCTTTCCAACTCGTTTGAGAATTGGTAAGGAATAACGTAACCACCAGCCAAGCCAGTCTCGGCAGTAGTAATCGTTGCAGTACCACGCATTTCACGGAGTAAGCCGCGCTCTGTGTTGTTCAACTCTCTCTTAGCAATCGCCTTCATGAATGCAGAGTGGTACTCTGGAGACTTTACAATCTCTCTTTTGTCAGTTGGCAATGC